CCCCAGTGCCTGCCCTGATAACGTAAGATCATTGCCGATATTGGCATACGTCTGTTGACCTAACGCCCCGGTCCTCGCAGCAGCATTCTCGCCCAAGGCAGCGGCGTTGTACATCGGACTCGCCACAGCATTCGCCTGAGCCACCCGATTCTGGAAGTTCTGCACGTAATCCATGTATCGTTGCTGCTGAATCTTGAACTGATCTTGATACGTCTGATTCGCCAACCCCGTCGCGAAGTTCATCCCCGCCTTCATGGCATTGCCCGACATGCCCAAGCCTTTTGCCGCCTGTGCCGCTTGAGTGGCACGTTGTCCTTGATTCAAGGCGAATTGGTAACCAGGAGTCTGGAGCAATTCGGCTTGGGTCATATTGCCCGGCAGATTGGCCTGGGCGAGATCGGCAGCACCGCCGAGCATCGGGTTGATGGAGCGGATGTACGACAACAGATCAGGCAGGATCGACGATCCAGCCGTCATAAAGGGACTGAGGTCGGCACGGGTCTGCTCGAATTGCTTCTGCTGAAGCTGTCCGGCCTCAAGCGCGGCTTGCGATTGCTGCTTGGCGGCGTCTTTGGCGGCATTACCGCTGATCAGTGATCCACCTATCCCAGCCGCGCCACTGATAGCACTTCCGGCAAGCATGGCGGCTGGTACGCTGGCACTAACCATTGACTACATCCTGAGAACTCATCCGGTATTTAGATACGAGGGGGGATAAATCGCTGTATGCAATTCCCCTTCGTCATCTTCGCTCTCCCCCGTTCACGTACCGCATGGCTATCGCAATGGCTCAGCTACAAGGGTCGGCGGGTCGGTCATGACCTCGCGCCGCACGCCGACACGTGTCAGGGCTATCTCGATTCGCTCTGGCCGCTCAGCGGTACCGTGGAGACCGGCATCCAAGACGCCCATCACCTCCTGCGGATCGCCATGCCCTCGGCCAAGTTCGTCGTCATCCGCCGCCCGGTTGAGGAGGTGAACCACAGCTTGGCTCAGTTCGGCGTGGAGCAGACCGACGAGATGCACCGCCGATCGATGGTTCTCGATCAGATCGAAGCCACCCGCTCCATAAACTATCGTGATCTGAAAGACGTGCGGGTGTGTGCCGATCTCTGGGAGTATCTGCTCGACATCCCGTTCGACTTCGAATGGTGGCGTCATATGGATGCCCAGAACATCCAGATCGATGTGCCTCAGCAACTCCAATTCCTCGCCGAACGACACGAGCCAATCACCCGATTGAAAGAGGAAATGGCAAGTTTGTCCGATCCGCAGTTCTATCGCATCGATTGGGAGCCGTTCGATTCGGCGTGGGCGGATGCGGAGCCGCTGGCGCTGGCTCATTCGCGTGAGGTGAACAATGGGGAGCGCAAGGGTCATCCATTCAAGCTCGATGTCGAACTGTTACGCCAGATGGAGCAGATGGGTCGCTTCCTGGTGATGACCGCCCGACTGAATGGCAAGCTGGTCGGCTATCTGTCCTGGACACTCACCGAAGACGCCGAGTCCGCCGGAGTGATGATCGCCGATCAAGGCGCATGGTATGTCGATACGGCGACGCCGGGCTTTGGCAAGAAGATGTTGGACAAGTCGATTGTAGACCTGAAGCGGCTCGGCATCCATAGCATCCAATTCCACCATCAGCTACATGGGCGCGGCGCCAAGCTCGGCGCGTTGTTCACGCGCCTGGGGGCCGTCGAACTCCAGCATCGCTATGGTCTCTGGATTGGGGGCTAATGCCGGAAAAATGTCCTAAGAGTACAGTGGCTGAACCTCCCCCTGTTCCTCCCCATGTTCTGATCGATCCGATCACGGGGTGCCACATCACGTACTCTTGGACTTTTTTCCGGCAGAGATCAGAGCGTCAACGCCAGGGTGATCGCTACCCGAGCCAAGGTCGCATCCGATGAACCTGGGGTGGTCAGATACAGCACATCGCCGATGGCCAACGAGGTCGCGGGTTGCTGTGACAGGATGATCCCGCTTCCACCATGCACGATGGTGATGGTCCCGAGCACGCCGACGTTCTTCGAGGCGAGGGTGAATACGGCATCACTGGTTGGATTGACATCCCACCAGACTTGCGTCCCGGCGAGATTAGCCGGCACCGTCACGGCTTGGACCAGCGGATAGCCCCGCTTCAGCCCACCCGGCAAACTATCCCATTGGAAGGTGACGGGCACGAGCGCCACACCGAGATTGACTCGGGCAGCCGCCGGAGAGCCGACATCCCCTAAGTTACGGAGGCGTTGGAGATAGAGCGCTGCTCCACCTTGCACGGTCTGTACTGTTGTGGCAGACGTGGCTTCCAGGCTCTGCACCTCGCGATCGAGTGCGGCGATTTGCGACAGGGCGACATTGACTTGTGCCTGTGCCTTGGATGCTGTCTGATTTGCCGTCTGAGCGGTGCTGAGAGCCTGTGTGGCGACTTGGGTTACATCATTAGCGTTGACCCCTGCCGCGCCGCCTGTGCGCTGCCACAGCCCCGTAATGAACCGGTAGAACAACTGAGTCATCAAGCCGCTTTTCGGATCGACGGCTTGCGCCGTGATCGCGGGCAGTTGGGCGGATGGAATGGAGGAAACCGGGTTACTCATGTCTGGGTGTCACTCCACTTGATCGAGGCGCCCATCAGGGCAGTTGGGGCTTGGCTGCTCCAACTCAACTCGAAGACCCTGGCGCGGCGTGACATACCCAAACGCTGATACTGGAGGCTCTTGTTGTAGTCGCCGGTTCGACCGAACGAGCGCGCCACAGGCATCTGCCATGACTGTCCATCCGTATCGCTCCAGCGGACCGAGAGTTCATCGATGAGTTCTTGGGCGAAGCGGGGCTGTTCGGTGATACGTAGATCATCGAAGGCCATCTCGCTGCGATAGATCACCACAGACGGTTGCGTGATGGCGGCCGTGGCTTCGACTCCGGTCAGCGCGATCGTGATCTGCACCGAGAGGGTGCCGATCTGAGTGCTGGCTTGGACGCCGGCAATGGCGACATTGATCCCGGTGGTGCTGATGGTGAGGATGCCACCAACGCTAGCCGAGGCGAGACCGGAGATCAGGATATCGGTTTCGAGCGATGAATGAGGGATGCCGATCTGTGCATTGGCTTGTTGCCCGGAGAACAGAACGACGTAGGTGGTTGGCGTGCCAACGGCAGTGGTCGCGGAGACTCCGGTTGGGAGGGTGAACTCGACCTTGCCGGATGGGACGCCGATATTAGGACTAGCGAACAGCCCGACGAGACTGAAGGTCGCATTGGAGATAACGGCAGCCGTGGCAGTGCCAATCGCTGCGGTGGCAGCCAATCCGGTGAGGGTGACGGTCACATTGACATTGGCGATAGGTATGCCGATGGCAGAAGTCGCTTCTAGTCCGGTGAGGGAAACGAGGGTATCGGGGATGATGGTGACGGTAGGTGTGCCGATGGCAGTGGTCGCAGCTAGTCCGGTGATTGGGACATTGGTACCAAGGCTTGGGATACTAACAGTAGGTGTGCCGATGGCACTGGTACTGGAGACGCCTATCGGTGATGCGACGATAGATGAGATATCGAGCCACGCTTCACTGCCAACTTGAGTAGCGCGAAATTCCGAGGTTGATTGGGTGACCCAGGCTTCGGCCCCGACTTGGGTCGCGACGAGACTCTTGACGGCGGTGGTACCGGTTGTCCACCCGGATGTGTAGCCGGATGGCAAAGCACCAGTGAATCCTGTGGCGCCGAAATTAGCGGTGAGCGCGTCATTGGTTGCACCAAAGACAGCGAACGGATAGAAATCAACTTGATAGGTTGGAACGAAGGTGGAGAACGAGATGCCACCCACCCCAGTGGTTGGCGAGTTCGACGCGTTATTGTTCCAGTTACCGGCAGCCCCGACTCTGAACCAGATCAGCTTGTTGGTGAGATCGACGGCGATGCCGATCAACGACGCGGTCGTATAGGTGGCGATGGTTTGAGTCGAAGCCCCATCGATGACGACGGAACCACCTTTGCGAAAGACGATACAAGATGAGCCTGTGACCGTGGTGGTGCCCAGAACCACGTTACCGGTGCAAAGACCGATGGCGGAGTTGGCGTTGGCGAAGGTACCACCGATGGTGACTTCGAAGTAGAACTTGCCGGTCGATTGGGTATCGGCGGCGCGTACCGAGCCAACGCCACTGCCGGTGGCAATCAGATTGCTACCGGTTAAGGTGACATTGACTTTCTGAACCGTATCCCACGTCGTGAATGCCATGTGTTAGGCCGTCACCGCGAGTCCCACGACAGCCCCGTTGACGTTGGTCGGTGTCCAACTCGCCCCGGTTGGGTCGTTCTCGATGGTCTTGAATTTGTACGTATACGTGTTGGGGATGGCGGCATCCGTGTAAAGAGCGGTATCGGCGGAACCATTGGCGGCAACGGAGAGTTGCATGGTGCGCGCACCAACATCACTCCGCTTGTACATCGCGTAGTACTGCATCGCCACCACACTATAGGTCGTGGTGATTGGACTCATGGAGTATTTGTCTTCTTCAACAACGGAGGTGTAGACGTACGACGTGTCGCCGTCTTCTTGAAGTTCATAGACACCGCTCGTGTTGTCATTGGTTATCGCCAGGATGAAATTGGTGCGTCCAGACGCGGTCGTTGAACCAACGCCGGGACTGGCCACTGGAAATGACGCATAGCTGGTTGCCGTCGAATAAACTGCCCCGTTCAAGGTCGCCTTGTACGTCGCTGCGGCATCCTGATCATAGGCAATATAGTAGGTGACGCCATTGACCAGCGACGGTGGGCTGGAGAAGGTCGCGGTGTTGCTCGCAGTCGTTGGATTGTTGACCGCCGATGAGGTCGCCAGCACACTGCCCGGTAATCCGCCAGTGGCGAGACTGTCATAGATTGCGACTTTGACATTACCGGTAAGATTGGAGTTCATGACAAAGGTCAGCGACCCCAGGGTTCCCGTGATGGGAGCGGTGAATGGATAGTAGTAGGCAGTGTTGGCTGATGCCGCATGCGTACCGTTCGTGCTGGCTGTGCTGAACGAAGAGGTCGCCGGAAATACATCGAAGTTCTTCGACGTACTAATGACTGGCGTTTGCTGGATTGCACGCATATCACCCGGCCATGACGTAGGGGCGTTCCCGGACGTGTTGTTGAGGAACAGATCATCGATAACACCTTGGACGGTAACCAAGCCGAGCGAAATGCCGTTGACGAATGCATTGGTTGTGCCCGCTCGGGTATTCACCCCGGTTTTGGTGATGGTATTCGAGGTGGCCCCATTCATTCTGATTTCGATCGAGCCGGTGGTGTTGTTGATCACCACTTTGAACTGAAAACTATTCCATACGGCGGCTGTGAATATTCCGGTATAAGTCTGGAGCAACGTGCCAGTCGCAGCCCCTGAATACAAACCAATAGAACCATCACCATTCCAGCGAATCGTGCATTGCGCTGTGCCTGCATCGCTGAACGTCAAGAAGATATATTGGGTGGCAGTGCCACTAGGGATGTTCGCTCGCACCGAACCATAGACCGTCGTTTCATTCGTCGCGGTAACAAACGTCGCCGTGTTGGAACCAGTTATCCTGTAGCATTGCCCCGTGCCAAACGCGGTGGACGTTAAAAGCGACCCACTGCTGGTATTCCAATATGGCACCAAATCGGCGGCAAGATTATACGGATCGAAGCTATCAGCAAACAGAGTCGCCATAAACAAATACCCCCAGGAGTGAGCGCTGTAGCTCCTGAGGGTATTTACCGTAATCAGCCCTTCGGCTTAACCTTGTTGCATGGTGTCATGCTGCGCTAGGCCCCGTTGGACCAACATCACCCTGCGCGCCGGTCGGACCTGTCGGACCCGTGGGACCAATGTCCCCTTGGACTCCAGCACCACCATCAGTGCCAGTTGCCCCTGTAGGTCCGGTTGGGCCTATGTCGCCAGGATCACCTTGGGGACCAGTAAGACCGATATCACCCTGTAGTCCCGCATCGCCTTGTAGACCAATAGGACCTGTAGGTCCTACATCACCCTGTGGTCCCGTTGGACCAACTGACGCCTCGGTAGAATCCCCTGGATCACCCTGAGGACCCGTCGGTCCGGTGGGTCCCACATCTCCTGGAATGCCAGGATCACCTTGCGGACCAGTTGGACCGATATCGCCTTGGACACCAACCGCACCGTCAGACCCTGCCGGACCGACAACACCATCAACGCCAGCCGCGCCAGTTGGACCTGTGGGTCCTACATCGCCCTGTGGTCCCGTTGGACCAACGACGGTTCCACTAGAATCGCCTGGATCACCCTGAGGACCGGTCGGTCCGGTGGGACCTACATCTCCTGGAATGCCAGCATCACCTTGCGGGCCATCAACCCCTGCTGCACCAGTGGGACCTGTGGGTCCGATGTCACCTTGCGGTCCCGTTGGACCAACTGACGCCTCGGTAGAATCGCCTGGATCACCCTGAGGACCGGTCGGTCCGGTGGGTCCCACATCTCCTGGAATGCCAGGATCACCTTGCGGGCCATCAACCCCTGCTGCACCAGTGGGACCCGTGGGTCCAACCCCGCCAGAACCACCGCCACCGAATGACGCTTGTCGCACCGCTTCGGCAATCGCGTCGTTGATCTCCCAACCCGCCCACATCTTGTATACATTTTCCAAAGGCATGTCACAGTCCCCTTACTTGATATTATTTAGGACTTCGTCGCGTCGCTTGATTGCTTCTTCAATCGCAGCGAATCGTCCGTATTGCTTCTTGTTGACGCGCACCATCCACTTCTGAGATTGCAAGCACTTGCTGTAGGAATCAGGATAGTCGCAGCACCGCAGTAGACACGGTGGCGGCGGGCATGAGGATCGTTAGAGTTCCGGAACTAACTGATTGAGTCCCACCGAAGGAGAACACCCCGATCGCCCGTCCGGCTCCGCCCGTATTGGTGCCTGACGTTCCGCCCAATCGCGCGCTTGAGTTATAGATGAGACAGCCATCAGTGGAGAACGATGCACTTGTCCAGCTAGGATTCGGGCTGAAGTTGACATACGCCGTTGTACCAGACGTAACGGGTGAGACGTTGGTCAATGCCAAACCACCCGCCGTGTATCCGGTTCCCGAAGTTTCATCGCTATTGCCGGTCATATCTGTATAGTTCACCGTCGCAGCCCCGTACGTGCCAGTGACTGAAGCCTTGAACAAGCTGATCTTCATGGTGTCACCCGCGATGCTGAGAGCAACGCCAGTGCCCGAAGCTGTGGCTGCCTTGGAGATCGTGATCTGGGTGGCTGAATCGATGCTCGCGACCACCGAACCTGCCGGAATGCCGGTTCCGCTGACGCTCATGCCGACACAAACGCCAACAGCGCTCGACAAGGCGGTGAGAGTGAACTGTCCACTTGAAGTGGTTGCGGTCGGCGTCACGGTGGCCCCAAAACAGTGGGCGCCATAGTAGTGTTCTGCCTTGGCAGATGTGCAGTATGCACTGGTTATCGTCATATTGAATTGTCCTGAGATTGAAAGATCAGCGAAGCTGCTGATCGACTATTTAGATGTGAAGTGACGTTGATACGCGACAGCCGCAACGTTATCTGGATGACGATCCGCGTAGAGCAGACGCTCGACATGCACGGCGGTTGTCAGATGATCCCCGATGGTTGCCGCAGCCGCATCTTGCCATGGCTCGGATAAGATCACGAATTCGAATGGTGACCCCAGAACCACATGACGTATCTCGTCCAAGGCATACCAGACATGGGGATCGATCTGATACCGCGTGTCACAATAGTCCGGATAGGTTTCTAGGTTATCCTGTTCGCGTTCGATCACCACGGCATAATGCCGAGTTAGCACCTTAGCGATCTCTTGTTGCAGATCATGAGCGATGCGTTGGCGATCAGACGCGACGTGAGCGATGTCGAAGATGATCTGGGCTGTGGCATGTGCCCATGACGACGGAGGATGGTTCCCGGCTTCGGAGACCAGAGGGATGGCAGTGCCGAGTCCGCTGGTTGAGTTGACGTGCATGGCTCTATTTAAGTTAGGCTAAGTTTGAGCAGCAGTGAAGCGTAACCAGACCCCGGTAAGAGCTTCGGCGTGGTTGCCTGACCAACTGATCTCGAAGACACGTGAGCGAGCCAGACCTAGTCTATAAAAACTTGGAGTGGTATTGTATTGACCGACACGTCCGAGCGATTTGAGCAAGCCATTGGACCACGAGTTACCAGCGTCATCGCTCCATTTGAGGGTCATCTGATCATCTGTATCGGGGCCGAGATCGGTCTGGATTTGCAGATCATCGAAGGTCAGAATCACGGTGAAGTCCGGCTGGCAGTCATCGAACTCCAGATCAATCGGATACGGCGCACCGGTATCGGGATCATCGCCCACCGTGAGCAGGTCCCAGGACGTTTGACTGCCATCTTGACCATAGCCAACCAAGAAGTCATCGGCATCATTCCCTGGTTGGACGGTCAGCCAGTTAAGCGGCGAGGTACCCGTGGGTAGTTCACCGTTCTCACCGAGGTTGACCCATGAGCCATCTGGAGTGATGAACTTGGCACGTATAGTGGGATCGGAGAAATCGACATAGGAGTCATCGAACCAGAAATCCCCAATGCCCCCTTCCGTGGTGCGTCCAATGTCAGGAATCGGATCAGGCGGAGGGTCAGGTGGCGGCGGATCAACAAGAGTGCCCGTGATGATCTGGATCGAGGGCGATGGACACGGCATATTGGTGAGGTCAGTGGTCGTGGTCGCACCCGGCTCGTTATTCAAAAAGCTGGGACTCAGTTCCCAGCGCGTCGCCAATCCCGACAATAACAACGTCCCGCCCCCGTTGAGCACGACATCCAATGTCAGATCGCCGCTCGGATTGCGGTTCACGATCATCACGCTGAAATTCACGCCATCCGACGAAGCCAAGACATCCAATCCACTTGGCGCCGAGACAGTGACTTCGTCTCCCGCGACCATCAGTTGCCCAGCCTTGCCGAGCAACCAGCCTTGCGGAGTGATCTGACTCAGATTGCCAGGATCAGGGGCGTAGTCATTGCCGATGATCGAGAAGCCGCCATCATGAACTAGGTCCCAGACAGCGCTCATAGTATAAGATGGGTCACGCCGGAAGTTGTATATCTGCAAGATCGCCGCATACATCGCGGCGTCGAATAGGGCATTGTGGCTGTTCCCACCGCCCTCGGCGTCTTGTAGCTGCAAGTTGTACTCGCCAACACTGACCCCTCTGACATCATCGCCCAGGGCGGCACGCGCCCCTGTCGGGTCAGCTTCATTCTCGCCTTGTGTCCATGCCTCTTCGCCAAACGGCGCGCCATCCTCCGTGTCAGGACCATAGCCGTATGTGTGATAGACGATGTAACCGAGCCGAGCGCCAGCACCGGAGACTAAAGGTAGCGCGTAGTCGTCGCGATAGAAGGATGTGGTTGGACCGCCGCAGACATAGCTGCTGTTGACGGCGTGCAGTGCATTCGCGATGGCGACGAAGTAACTGACGTAGGTCGAGGGTGCCATACCCGCGCCACCATCTGGCTCATTACCGATCTCCCAGAAGAAGCATTCCTGCCCTTTTGCGATGAAGTGATGGGCAACTGCTGTCGCCCAACTGGCATAGGTGGCTGGTGAATGCGCCGTGTCATCGAAGGCTGGACCAATGCCGAAGATGAGGCGATCGGTCGCTGGATTGAAGAACCCGGCATGGTTGTCGAGCCAGTGATCAAGACCGGTCCAATCGGGACTACCAACTCCGGCTGCGAAGGTGTTCTCTAGCAGCGATTGGGTTTGCTGGGTGTTGAAGCGAATAAGACGCGGATGCAGCTTAGCGGCGGATGCTTGAAAGTCGGGATCATCGATACCGGCAAACGCGTTGTTATTGTCCACACCGGAGCACAATCCGCCTCCGCTAAAGCCCCACATGAATGGTGAGACGGTCTTTCCGGTGCTCAGCGTCAGGTTGACGGTGACAGTGGTCATGTCGTTATGTACCCAGAAGTGATCATCCAGGCTTTGCTCTCATCCACTTCCCCATAGCCCCATAGGACTGAGCCATCGGCATTACCACTGACGGCGACGCCAGAGTGAAAGAACGGCGAAGCGACCGGTAAGTTGTGCTGCACATTGTCCGATACCCAATAACACGGGAATTGGTTCGCTTGATCTTCCCCGCAGATGACCGAGCCGTCTCCCGTACATCCTTCCGCCACACCCTCAGTGGAAAACACCGTGATGGCGGTATCCACCCATTTGCACGCATGAGAGAAAGTGCCACCGATGAAGACGGAGCCGGTCAACACCCGTGCGCTATCCGACATGCCAGTGATGTTCTGAATGGACCCTCCCGTTGGCACGTCAAGGTCACGCCGACGCCCATACATAGTTCCATTCGAACCATTCGTGGTGGTGGTCAGGATATTGTCCCAGATTATCCCATTACCGAACACATAGGAGCCATCTGCCGCACATCCTATTATCTCGCAACTAGGAAGAACCGAGCCTGTGTCAGTATAGATGTTCAATGGATATAACACGCCATTCTTCCAATAGCGCGGCCACGTAATCCGACTATCAGACGAACCATTCACGACATTGTCGCAGATCACTGAACCATCAGCGGAACAGCAATTGGTCCGGGCATTTGGATTCGTTCCACTGGGAATGATCGATAATGCTGTTGGCACATTATCTGTCCAACCCGTGCTCACGGTTGGCAGACTGCCAGTATCCCATCCCATGCCGATGTAAGTTCGGCCGTCATTCGAACAGTTGCGTACGAAGCTCTGACCGAAGTTACCGATATTTGCGGCTCGCGATACGGCAGCATCTGTCCCACCATAGCCAGACGGCGGTGGCATACGTTCCACAGAGGTGCCATTATTAGTCCAGCGCAAAACCTTCGACATGACTGGGACTTCTGTGAATACGTCCTGTGCATCCAAGCCATAGATGATCGAGCCATCTTGGGACATCGACGATGCCCAACTATAAGAAGTCCCTTCCACGGGCGCGAGTAGCTGGAGAGTCGTGCCATGCCATAGCGCCGGATACCATGGCGAATTGGTATCGGTGACATCACTGTTCACGACAAAGCCGACGAACTTGGTCCCATCATCCGTCACATCCAGAATAGTCGCCGTCCATGAGGGATGCGGACGCTGAGGAACAAGGACCTGATACGAGCCGTTCGATTGCCGTTGCCAGATGAGCGCAGAGATGATGGTCATGGTGTTATCTCCCCAGGTGATCCCCAACTCACTGTTGGCGTCCACAACACCCCATTGCCATAAAACGTATACCTCTGGGCTTCGGTATCGACACTGAACGCCACATGATACTCATCCTTCGGTGTATCGGGATTACTGAATGACCCGCTGAACAACAGATTGCCTGTGCTGTCCTTCAGCACAATGGTCACGTGAGCCGGACGGAACTGCATGACGACCGCTTCATTGGGGGAGCGGATATCCACTGCCTTGCACAACCACACCGAGAACGAGACTTGACTGAATAGGTCCGGGAAGTTAGCAGTGTCATTGGTGACGGCGAACACGGAGTTGGGTGAGTTCATGTCGTAGAGCTTGACCAAATTCAACCCGGGAACAGGCACATCACTAGTCGTGAAAGTTACTGCCATATCCGCACCCAATCCACATACAACGGCCACGTATTCCCCGTCCCTAAGATCACGAACAAACTCTGGCTCTCCACATCCGTCGCACTGGTCGATTGACTGGCAACCAACACATTATCCACGTAGATCGAGATCGTCCCTGGCACCCACAGCAAGCCCCACGTATGCCAGTTGTTATCGATGATCCCGCTGCCGATGCTCACGCTCGAACCAAGCGTACCGTGATTGGCTAAGGTCGCTTCCCAATGGCCCGGCGTGTTACCGAAGATCGAGCCGAAGCTCTCCATCACGTCGATCTCAGTCGGATTGATCGAATGCAAGCTGCTGTTGCTCCAGCCATAATCCTTCAATGCCTCGGCGTTCCACGTCCAGAAGCTAGGCCAGCCATTCGCTGAATTGGTCGAAAGGTTGCCGTTGACGTTGAACTGGAGATACGCTTCCAAGTAGAAATGTCGCCAATGTCCAGCCGTCGGTAACACGGCGCCGTTGTGGTTCAAGCTGTTGCCAGGGATCGTCACGAGGTTGGCGTTCATCGGGAATTGCCCGGTGTTCAATCGCAAGATACCACCCGCCGGGGAGGCATTCGGCCCACCGCCGCTATTGCCATTGCTGATCACTCCCGCCGCTGAGGTCGGCAATACGGTCCACGATGAGGCGTTGTTCTGCGTGAGGTTCCAGTACCAATTGAACCCGGAACTGGCGTTCTTGTTCGTCGCGATGGTGGTGGTCGTGGTGAAGTCATCAGCGAAGACCACCGATCGGTAGTTGCCTGCCATCGCTCCAAGCGGTGGCACACTGATCGTCCCAATAGATGAAGTGATCCCCCGTCCGAGCAAGTTTATGGTTCGACCTGCCCCCAATGCGCCAACCGAAGCGGTTGCACGCTGCCCTACCAAGCTCACCGTATTGATCACCCGAACCGAGAGGCTGCCGAATGCCCCACTAACCACCTGTCCGGTTAGAGTCGGATTCACACCTCGGGTCACAACTGGTACGCCAGAGGCTGCACCAATCGCTCGCCCGGTCAAAGCCACCAAGACATCGAGTGTGATCGACGCCGACAGAGTTCCGATCGACCCAGTGAGACCTTGTCCCGTCACAGCGCGATCCGTCTCGCTTCGTGGGCTGCCAATCGCTGAGGTGACAATCTGTCCCGTCAGAGATGGCACCGCCGTGCTTGTCGCCGATGGAGTTCCGATCGCAGCCGGGGCAGTCCGTCCCGTTAAGCTCGGGGAGCGATTGACCGAGAAGGATGGTTGACCGACCCCCGTCCGGATGATCTGACCGTTGAGCGCGAGGTTGGTGATGGTGCTGAGGCCGAGCGTGCCCTGCGATATCTGAGCTTGGCGTCCTCCCACGGAGATAACGGCATCGGAGCTACTGGCGACTCGGAGGGTACCGATGGTGGCACCGAGTCCAACCCCTGCGAAACCACTGCTGAGACCGCCTGTGTTAGCAATCGGCTCGGAGATGGCTGCCTCCGAACCGAGCGAGATAAAGGGACCCTCGCCGTAGGCACCCCTCCTATTGCGGAGATCAACACGTTACCCGGCTGGACATAGGTCGCATCGACCAAGGAGACAGCATTCACGACACTGCCGTATTGCCCCGATGGATTGACATACAAACCGTCTGAGGTGCGCTGCACTTGCACACTGATGGTGGTATGGCTCACTTTCAGGGTCACCCGGAACGCGCCTGTGGTCAGCATTCCTAATGGCACATCATGATCAATTGAAGGCATGATGGAGAGGCGCAAGACGTATTGGCTGCCATCCGAGCGGATCATCGCGCGATAGCCGTTGTTGGCTGCATCGGCTCGGGCGATCGCTGCCATGTAGCTCTGATCCGGGGCCATGATCGTATAGTCAGACGGGGTCATCACGAAGCTCACGCTGTAATCCGGTGAACTAGGTGGCGGGGATACCTGATAGAGCATCAAGCCATCGCCAACCGTGACCACCCGATCATCGACGATCTTGCCCTCAACCGAGCTTAGCTTCGAAAAGGTCAGGGGCGAATTGAGCGAGCGATAGTCTTCGAGCAAAGTCCCATCAGGTGCGGCGAAATCAGTGCCGCTCGCAGCGGTGGCTTGTCCTTCCGGAGAGGAGCCAACCTGCATCTGAGCGATGAGTTGTTGGTAGACCAGCCTTCTGTTCGAATCCATGTCGATGCCGTGCGGGAAGCTCCGCACCCGGCGAATGGCTTGTCCGTTATCGGTGTAGTTGTCGAGATCGAACTGATACAGGAGTCCATTGCGCCAATCCCCGCAGTAGACCCGATCATAGGCCGAGGCGATCGCATTGGCGACATGGCGGTATTCGATGCCATTGCTGTCGATGAAGGCGCGTTCGTGAAAGACCCCGACCGCCATATCATAGACCCACGTCGCGCCTTTGCCTGCTCGGGCAGAAGGAAACGTGAAGAAGATGTGGATATGCCCTTGTTGCTGGTACGCCATGGCGACGCAGTCATCGATCCGCTCGTATTCGGAGAGGGCGAATTCGATCGCATGAGTGCTGATGCGTTTCGCCGACAGGGCTTCGCCTTGCATGATCAGCGCATTGCCGAACTTGTCCCTGGAAAGCCAGAAGATCGAGTTCATGATGGCAACCACGGAGTATGGCGCGATGCAGCCCCAGTTGCCATACGCATCTGGGAAGATGCTGAATGGAAAGGTCCCAATCGGAGTCCCGGCAACTGAAGAAGTCGAGCCGTCGCCGCCTGTATTCACCCATACTTCATAGGAAAGAGTTCCTATAACCCACAACATGCGATGTACAGAGATAGCCGCGACGAGCTTATTAGCGGTGGCGGCCATGGCGGCGAAGTCGAGAGGATCGAAGCCACCTATGTTGCTCTCATACGTCAAAGCGAAGGTTGCGCCACCACCCGTCCCATTGGTGACTGGCACGGGATTGGCGGGTTCTGCGGTCACAGCGCCGCCCCCAGTGACGCCATAGGCGATGATGCCACCATTGGCGTCCACGCCGTCCACGGTGATCTGAGCGCCGCCAGTACCGGTCAACGTAAGGGTATCATTGATCGTATAGCCAGCGCCGGGTGACACGATGGTGGCGGTGAACACGGTCTCGGCTGAGGTGAGGTTATCAGCGGAGATGTTCGAAAGGCTCGTGTAGAACTGCGCTGAATCCGGCTTGGTGACGATGAAGAAGGTGTCTTGGAACGAGATATGAATTCCGCCTAGCCAGCCTTGGTTGATATTACGATCGATCTTCTGCACGGTTTGTTCGGCGGGCTTCTTGGTCAGATCGACGAAGTAGCCATCCACGGTCCCGTCCACCAAGATCAGCAGTTGTCCGTTATCGCTCATCACCACGGGAGTATCGCGAGGCAGGGCGTCGGATGGCTCGGAAGCGGGACCGAGTTTACCGAGCAGTTGCACGGTATTGTCTTGGTTGACGCGATAGAGTTGCTGGTTGAAGCAGGCGAACAACGTGCCATCGAACGCCGTGTAGAGACCGCGACAGCGTTCCTGTGAGGTATTGGCAGCGAAGGTTAGACCGGGTGTGCAGTAATGCACGGCTTGCCATGGCTCGCCTTCGGCTTGCGGGATTTGCTCCGGGAACAGATTGAGACACCGTTGCGCTGCGGCAGTCAGGCTGCGGCTGGTATACGCGGCTCCGGTTAGCGGGATGAAGGGCATTCAGTGAACCTTAGTGTGCGAAGGGCAAAGCATTCATGTTGCCCAAGCTCAGATCGGAGCCATGGCGTGAGTTCAGCACGGCGGCGGGCATCCGCAGTGTGGGGATTTGGGCATTCGCGGTCCGAATGACGGCCAGGGCGTTCTTGGCCAACGCGACCGTGGTCGGATCGGGTGGCAATTGGTAGAGGGGTCTGACGCGAACAGAGAGATTATAGATCAGCATGTCCATGTATTCGGGTGGCAGACTGATCGGGGTGGTCAGATCGGGGAACTGCTTGAGGGTTTCCTTGACCACGAGGTGCAATTCGAATTGGTCATCGGACGGGATTGGCCAGATATAGACGCGACCCAATGGCCAGTCGGAATCGTAGAAGATGCTGTTAGGAAAGGTCTTTAGTTGCTTGAGGGTGATCGAACTGTAGTCTTCGCGCGAATCGATCAAGGTCAGCGGGTAATCGTAGGTTTGACTGGCTTGTGGCGGCAGGAGCCGGGCATAGGCGGTTTCCAGTCGATCGGGACGGGGGATGTTGAAGTCGCCATTGGGACCGACCGTGTAAGATTGTGCGCCTGTGGCGAGGATCGAGACATCGATGAGATGGTAAACGAGGAAGCGTTCGCGATTCCATTGAGCGATCATCGAATTGAGGATAGCGAAGACATCATTGGCATCTTCGAAATCGGCAGTTTGACCTACACCGAGCACCCCCGAGGTCTTCAAGGTCAGCGAGATAAGGTCAATCGGTGTGGTGATCTGTCCAGCCATAGAAGTCTCCTATGTCGCTACAGCCGCGAGGGCCGTAGCGACTATGGCTGTATTTACCCCTTGGTTACTTAGTGATGCTGCGACCTGTTGCTATGGCGAATCGCCCCTTGCTGTCATGTTCTTCGGAAGTTGGAAGCAGCAAGTCTTCTTCCCGCCATCCATAGCGAATGCGGGCAAAAAGGGTTTGACGACTTAACCCATACTCTTTCGCCGCTGCGGTCACCGTCATTCGCCCCTTGGGAGTATCGATTCGATGATTTGTCCGACGATTGTTGGCTGACTGTAGTGGCGTGGACCATTTGCAATTTGAAGGCTCGTAGTTTCCGTCATTGTCTATGCGGTCGATCATCAAGCCCTGCTGCCATGTCGAACCGACATCCTCCCAGAAATTGACGAACGTATGCCAGCGATCGCACACCGTGATGCCACGCCCACCGTAGAGTTCATAGCCTGTGTATCGTGAGTTGAAGCAGCGCTGCATCATACACCACCACGTATTATGCGCGGGATGCTTGGTCATGCCGTGCTGGGTCCGAGGGTGAACACAGCCACAATTCTTCGAGCCACCCCTCCGCAGGTTGTTGCCACAGACTACGCGCTCAGTACCGCAATCACAGCGACATATCCAGAAGTACACCCATGAAGGCGTCTTGCGACCACTCCCTAGGGTCTTCGCCCGCTGCTTGTGCGAGAACTGGCTCACCGTCCACATACCGAACTTCTTGTCAACTAAGTCTTGCACCTGAATATCCTTGCAATGAATGTCCAAGTGTATTACATTGTATATGGTGAGTCAACACTCCATCCAAAATAAAACCGCCCTGCAAAAACAGGGCGGTCCTAAAAAGTCTAGGAGTTCAGCCGTTTATCAGGGTATGTCACAGACAATCACACACCATTCTGGACGGGGCATAGTATATCCATATAAAGAGTCAAAACGGTCAATGAACAAATCGTTGATTACATCGAACCCTTCTACGAGTCTCAAAGAACAACCGTCGAAGCTCTCTCGGGCTGACTTGACGACACCATTGCGGATCAGCGGAAGATCAGCCATTACTAGAGCAAAAGCTTCCTTCCGGAAGACGAGGTTCTTCTTGACCGTAACGGATGCCTTGAGCGCGGGAGTGATCACGGCGGTCGAGATCGGCGATGCGGTCACAGTGGCGTACTGCACAGTATTCGGCGTGCCAGAGACTGGCGTGATCGCCGGATAGATGGACAGAGTTGTCGCACCATTGGATGCATCCGCTGTAATGACGAACTGCTGACTCGCACCGGTATCGTCCTTGGTCACGCGGTTAACGGCATTCACCCCAGCGATCGTTACGATATCGCCAGCCTTGAATGTGCCTGACAGAGCCGAGATCGTTAGTGTGGTACCGGTCTGGCTTCCACCAGAAACAGCCGCAGTCGTTGCGGAGCCGGTCAGATGTCCCCGCACGGTTTGATCGACGCGCCAATCTTGTACACCCAAAGCAGTGCCACCGAAGGCACCAACCTTATACTGCTCAGAGATTGACGGTTGCGGGTTGAACAAGCCACTCAGCGAGGACACTGTGCGTGCCATCGTAACGGGCGACAGGATTGCCTTGCGGGCTTCCACGCGATCAGCGCTCATATTGTCGAGCAAGGCGCCCGCAGCGAGCCATGTGTTCATCGTGGGAGAGGTTACGTTCGCGGAGCCGTCGAAGTTACTGACCAGATTCGGGCAACCTTCGACTGCTGACATCACGTCCTTGGCGATGTAACCGCCGAGGTTATTCATCATCTTAGCCAAAAAGCGATCGGCGAAGTCGTCGATCTTCAGGGCGAAGTCCGCCGACGTAAAGCTGGCACTAACGTTGGCTTGGGTGCCAACGACGAGCGGGCGCTGCTGTTCGACAGTCGCCTGCGGGGTAATAGTCGCGCCGAGACCAACAACATAATCTGTTGGGAGCCTTAGTTGCAGAGTCGAACCGATCTTGAATTCGCGGTTGCGATACTGTTCGTCGTACTGTTTTCGTGTTCGCAATGATTAGCTACTTCATCACCGGGTCTTTCGACCCTGCTCCACATTTCTGTGGAGAACAGACTATATCACCATCCCAGTGGGATGCCCCCCATTTCGCCCCGCTTGGGGCTACGAGCTTGCGCTCTAGTCGTTGAACCTTCCCTTTCGGGCTTGGCTGCTGATTGTCCTTGCGGAGATTCCAGCAATTAGAGGGGTTATTCAGTGATCCTCGCGGATCAAGGCCGCCAGTTAAAACGAACGGTCTACGAGTTGGATGAATGCGTTTGAATTACGAAACATCGTGATCGCACGCTTGGTGATCATGCTCACAGTGAGGAGCGTATTGGCCATAATGCACCTATGGGGTAAGAGGTTGGGGTTCCCATCTTTCCACGACGCAATGGTGGGAGCGCGGGGGAGCGCCTCGGTTTAAGGTATCCGGTACCCTCGCCCTAATGGCGGTAGGGCTATTTAGCGCTCGACCACCAAAACGTGTCTTCCGTGGACATGACCGATATCTTGCAGCATGGTGTCGAGATCAAGCGAGGCGGCGATGTTCTCCGCCTCCTTGAGTGCCACGGTGATGTCCTCCAGGGCTTTGCCCGGCAGGATCAGTCCATTGCGGACCTCAGCAGCGTAGAACTTGATGTGTTGGACAAGTTCACCGAAGGCGCGCGCGGTGCGCTGGAGCTTGTCTACATCCATCTGAGTGATCGGACGATCGGTGTCCGTGGTCATGTCATACACCATCGGGGGCATCGGCATCGACCTTGATGATGGGAGGGCGACCTCGGCGAGGTCGGTCAGCAATTGGTTCATCGGTTTCAATCAAAGGGTTGTCTGTCTCCTCCTCGGCAGGTCGATCAAGTGGCGTGATGGTCTTATCCGGCTTGGGCGGAAACAGTTGTTGTTGGAGCGTATGGCCACTCATGTCGCGATGCTCCGCTTTGCGGAGATCGTGACAGGCTGACGGCTTATCGCTTCGCGATAAGCTTGTTGGCTCGCCGCCTCGGGCGGCTGTGCCAACAAACTCGAAGCCGCAGGCTTCTGTGCCGTCATCATCGGAATCTCCGTTCGTAATCGCGCTTGTCCCACAGCCGCGCAAGCTGCTCCATCGACATGCTCTCCATGTCAGTCTCCGGCTCAACCGTGGGCTGAGTCTGGATCGGACGAACTGGGGTTGGTGCTCGGCTCACAGGCTTCGGCTTTGGCGCAGCGACCTTGGCGGCTTCCCGCATCAATGCGGCGCCAAGTTTATGAGGTGGCAGCATGGCCAATTGATCGGCGACATCCGGGTTGTCGCCCAGGTGCTGCAAGAGCTTCGCCGGATCAGGCAGATCGACCAAGGTATCCAGCACGATCGGCATGATCTGTTGCCCGAATGAGGCATTGACAGCTTGCACGGACTGATCGAATTCAGCCCGACCGAAGGCGCGACATCCCTCTTGATAGATGTCATTGGATCGCTTGTTAACCTCTTGTTGATGAGCGAGTTGCGTCGCGGCGACCATGATCTGTCGCTGGGTGGCTTCATCGGGCGTCTCGCTGCGTTGTCCTGCCAGGACCGCATTCTGCTCTTGCAGTTGCCGCTGAAGCCGACGCTGCTCGCGGAGTTCACGCGCAAGACGCGCATTCCGAGCTTGTAGGTCTTCCTCATCAGATTCGACGGGTTCAGCCGGCGCTGCAACCGCTGGCTCTGGCTCCGCCACCGACGGGTCAGGCTGTTCAATCGCAACCTCAGGCGTCTCGACCTCAGGCGTCTCGGTCGATTCACTGAAGGAGGGGTATTCGCTCTCGCTCGGAGAGATGGTGTCAGACATGGAAAAGCTTCCTTAATTAAGTCTGTATTTAATGGATGAGAGGTATGGCAGGAACATGGAAGCGATCTTCGTTGGGAATGACGGCATCCAGCAGCAATGCTTCATAGATGGCTTCCTTGTCGAACTCCGAGACATCATGCCGGGCGAGTTGCTCACTGAGGCATTGACGTGCGGCATCCCGAAGGGTTGGGGCGCAAACCTTGATGAAGGCGTTGCGATCGGGCCATTCCTTGTAGAAGTCATCCCGTCCAGCCAGTTCTTCGTAGATTGCTCCAGCCATTTCAACCTGGGTATGGGCGACCATCTTGTGGGCGAAGGAGTCCTTGTTCCATCTCATGATCCGGCTCCGTTGGTTGGTGCCACGCCAGTGGCTGGCATGGTCTGATCTCCGGCGATCTGCTCGACCACCTGCTCCTTGATCGCGGTGTCTTTGATCATTTGGGCGTCTTCTTGCATGTGAGCGGCGATGATCTGATTGACCGGCGAGCCAAGTATCTCACTGACCATGTCACGGATCAGCGGCTTCAGGGCATTCGGATCGATCTTGCCGACCTCGGCCATACGCTTCGTTTCGGCTTCATACACGTCCACCTCCTTCTGTAGAGCGACGGAGGCAGACTTCCACTTGGCCTGTTGTAGCTCCTCGGCCATCTTCTTCATGACCATCTGAGCTTGCTCAAGCTGTTGCTGGAGTTGCTGGACCTGGGGATCGACCTGACCCAAGGCTTGTGGCGGCACCATTCGGCGCATCCGATGGGCGATCTCTTGGGCACCGGGGAAGTCCATATTGGCAAAGACCAAGTCGCCGATGAGCGGGGTGAGGCTCTCGTTCTGTGCCAGGATATCCATGGTGGCGGAGACGAACTGTTCGCGCCTCGTCGTGTATTGCGGGCCAGTCTCAGCGACTACATCGTAGTCCCCGATGGTCGGGTTGATGATATGAGCGACCTGTTGCGGGTCGATGGATTCCTGATCCAGGTTCGGCATCTGCGTATGCGGCTGCGGATGATTGGGATCGAGAGCGATGGTTTGCATCTCGCCCGATTGGCTGAGTATCTTCATGACCCGTGGGGTGTCATACACCTTGCCATTGCAGATCATGTCGATCAGTATCTTGCCGGTGAACTTGATGGCGTTCGATAGCGCATTGACGAAATGATACGTGCCATTAGCCGCAGCACGCTGGCGTTCTAGTACGGCTTTGCCCGATCGTTCCTGAGACGACTCACCCATAGCCGCAGGTGGCTGGCCTGAGACCATCTCCATCTCACTGGCGCTGACCTTCATTCCGTCCAAGAAAGCGCCAGCATAGACTGGCGGGTCAGCCCGACGTGGAGGTTCGATCTCGGCACCGTCATCCCCATGACCCTTGTACGGCAGGACTGAATAGTTCTTGACGTTGGCATCGCGCCAGTATTCCTCGTAACCCTCGATACTTGCCACGTCAGCCAGCCAGGGCGATCGTGACTGCGCAGCAACGAATTCTACTCCACTAGAAGAAAACCAATTGTACGCGACTTGAGGGTCATGAAGTGAGCGGGTGTGGGACACGGCGTCGTAGATTCCGTCGATCGTCACCTCTAGGCCAGGGCACTTAACGATGGGGATGTATTTGGAGGGAAAGGTCGATTCGGAGATTATCTTGTCTCCAGCGATCAGATACCACTCGACTACAGGGATTTGGATATCGCGTTGGTTGACACTGATGTCTTGGATGGCATCCAGCATACCGGCTTCCTTAAGCTCGGACTCCTTGACCATTGAGCCGTCCTGGAGGGCATGTAGGGTGTCGGGCTTGAAGGTCTTGCGGAAGTACTCGCAGATTCTGACCCGCGACTCGCTCAGCCAAAGATCGTCTTCTATCCGGGTATCGAAGGGCAGATCAGTGACGGCATCCTTATACCGAGGATAGGTCTTCTTGTAGTCATCGATATCCATGTCGGTGAACACGAATGCGAAGGTCATGTCACTGCCATCGGCTTGTTCGTGATGGGGGTCGATGTACACCGACAAGGTCTTCAAAGGCCGGATGAAGATTTCTTGGTCAAATGATGAGTCATTGGCGTAGTCGGTGGTCACGCGCCAGAAGCCCATGCCAGCGAAGACTTGATCGTGACAGGCTTGCTCGAAACAGGCTTCGGCTGAGGAGATGTAGTTGATGTGACGGACGATGCCCTCGATCACTTCAGCGGCTTGGAAGCTCGCGCCACCGCCCACCGCTCGAACTTGAATCTCGCTCTTGTTCTGCTTGGCGTCATTCACGAGCGAGAGGTTGTAATTTTTGGTACGATTGATCGTAAATGTTGGTTTGCCTTGGCTTGACCGTGAGTCGACGGTATCCGTCTCCCATTGCCCGAGGGAGTTGTGATCGCCGTACGCGAAGGATAGATCAGCCTTCCAGTTGGCACGTTGATTGCTGTAATACGACTGGCAGCGCCGGAATCGTTCCTTAGCTTCGCCGAGTATCTTTTCTTTGGACATGCCGTATTTAGAGACTAGGAGATCATCCACCCACTTTGCACGCCACGGAATGGTGCCGGGGAGTACAGCTTACGGGTGTCGATCTGTTGATCTTTGGTGATGCGATACGCTTGACACATATAACGCAGGCTGTCATTAAAATGGCTATACTTGTCATGGACTGGGGTGGATTTGAACACGCCGACTTCATCCGAGGCCAATTCGAAGCGGTAGTTCCGGATCGCAAGCAGGCCCTTGGCGCAGCGTTTGGCGTCGAAGCGAAAGCGAGGAAAGAGCGTCCGGACGGCATTGATGCTCTCAGCCACCGAGCCGGCGCCAGTGGGGACGATCTGCACCTTCTTGCCTCGCATCCGGATTAGCTGTTCATATGAATGCTGCATCCCTGCGTGGCGTTGCTTCGCATCCGTGGGAAGCCAATATTTGGTGATGACATAGGGCTTCTGTTCGAGCCATTGCAGGAAGTGATCAACCGTGGTTTGGACGGCTTCGTAGCAGTCGATCAGGTGTATCCAATCGCCGACGGCTTGAAAGACCCAGAGAGCAGTTGCGTCCTCGCCTCCACCGATGTCGAACGCGACTTCACAGGGGGCATCGGCGCGATACGGCACGTTAGTGATGCGATCTTCTTCCTCGCATTCCTTCAATTCGGCTTGGTAAACCTGTCCCTCCCAATGCTTGATCGTCTCACCTTCCCAGATGTGGAGGTATTCTGGATAGTTGCGGCGTCTCGATTCTTCCATGAGCGGTTTGAGACCGGAAGCTTGAAACCACGGGTTGTCTCGCCAGTTCATTTCGATCACGCAAGAATCATCTAATTTGTCGAGGACGAAGTTCTGGTGGACCCAATCGGTCTCGAATGTTGGGTTCCAGCTTAGCCACAACTCGCACGGGAAGTTCGGATCGGAGCCACCGGCACGCCGGATGGTCGGCCCTAAGATTCGCATCGACCTCGAACTGATAGCTTGGGCTTCGTCGATCCAGCAGATCGAGACATCATGGTAGGACTTGATCTGAGCGACAGTCATCTCTCGGAGTCCAGCGAACATGAACTCGGTGCGTCGCTTCTTCCTGACGCCTCGGGCATCGGTCCAATCCATCCAGGGGCCGTAGATGCCTTGTTTCTCGACCGTATAGTAGTTCTCCAGCCCGAGTTCACCAACCATCGTACTGAGCACGCTATGACTGGACTGTCTGATGGACTGCATGATTTCGCGACAGCACAGGATGCGAAGGGGTTGTTTATGCCCCATCAGCAATAGCGCCTTGGCGCAACTCTCAGTTTTTCCACTTCCTCTACCGCCGTACACACATTTCCATCTGCTGCGCTCGGTGAGGAATGGCTTGAACTTAGGCGGGAAGGTCGCGTTGACTTGCGTGTTCGGTGGTGGGGCGTCCTGTGTCAGGTCGTCCCGCTCGCGGTGGTAGGAGGAATAGCCCTTAGGCATTAGTCGTCTTTAGGGGTGGGGGAAGTTGAATCGCCGAAGGTCACCTCGATGCGATTGGCCGGGCTGATATCGCCACCTGGGATCGTATGCGACTTGCCCCAGCCGCGATCGAGCAGTTCACGGGACGCGGCGACGCGAGCGCCTTGGTTCTTTGAGGTTGCGGCGACTTCGGCGAGGGATTTGAGTGCCATCATGGTCAGGGACCGGCAGGTGTCGCGCACTTCATCAGCCAAAGGTATCTTCGTTCGACGCGTAACCCGCTTGGGCTTGGGGGTCGGTTCTTCATCCATGTCAATATTTAGATATTGGCTGCTGTGGTTGTCCCATTGGACAATGAGGCAACTTCTTTCATCTGTTTGAGAGCCGAGTCGATATGCTTATGCACGAGCCTTCGGCCTTCGTGGGTGATGGTCCACAACGAGGCGCCCGCGCGTCCTGGGGCCTTGTCGGTTCGGCTCCGTGTGAGCAGCCATCCGCGTTGAGCTTCTTCTTTTAACCACACCGGCACCAGCTTCTTCGGGATAAGTCCTTTTGAGTGTTTAGCGATGTTCCAACTCATCACCTCGTAGCCACCCGCTGCTAGGACAGCGGCTAGAGCGACCACCACTCGGGGGCGGATGACTCGCCCACGATACACGATGACATCCGAGAGCTTGATGAGTTCATCCTTGTGTTCGCCCCCGGCAAAGCGTCCTGGTACAAGCCGCACGAGGTTCCCCCTTTGGCATTGGTCAGAACACCACGAACGGAGCGCATGGCGACCGATCACGCAGCCTTTTTGTGCCACAGCAGCGATGATCTCATCGAACGTCATGCCGGTTGAGCCAGAGGAGGTAATCACTGCCAGCAATAGCATGGATCGGGTGACCGGAGAGGAATCTTCTAGGTCGTCCAGGTCTTCTAGGTCCTCGTCGTTTAATTCCAGGATTTCATTCTCGTCATTCCGGTTGTCTTGTTCTATCCAGCGATCCAACGTCGATTCTAGATTGTCGATCATCATAAATCGTTCTTCAGCTTCCGTCTGTAAACGCGAGATTTCGCCTCTTACCCAAGTTTCAAATTCGTTTGGCACCTCTAATCTCCTTTAACGAGTCATTATTATTTAGTTTCACGTCAAAATAACCGCCTTGTAAGAGTACTAAATATCGAAATGACAGCAACTCTCTTACCGAATGGCTCGCAGGTCTTCCTATCCGATGACGGGACGCCCTTGGCTGGTGGACAAGTTCTGATGTGTGTGCCTGGAACCTTGACCTTGAAGAGCACATGGCAGGACCCGGCGGGCACGATACTCAATCAGAATCCCGTGCCACTCGATGCCGCTGGCCGCGCTCTGATCCTGGGCATCGGTGATTACCGACAAATCCTGTATGACAGCGATGGCAACGAGATTTGGGATCGTCCGACTTCGGCACCCTTGCCCGGTTCGGCCATCTCTTCAGTGATGGCTCCGATCGTGGCAGCGACCTCGCTTCAGCAGGCGCGCGATCTGATGGGCATTACTCAAGCGATACAGGATGCCACCTCAGCGATTGCTTTGATGCCGGGACCAGGAGGCCCGACGGGTCCGATTGGGCCTTTGGGTCCGACCGGACCGGCAGGACCAGCAGGGACGAATGCAGGGGGACAACCGCAGTTCTCAGCCGCCAATCCGGGCTTCTGGTTCGACCCAACAACGGGATTCCTGATCAACTTCGGCCAATCCTCGACTAACTCGACCGGCGCGGCCGTGCTGGGCTTTGCCAAAGGTTACAATTCGTTAATGTCAGTTGTAGCGGTGAGTGTTGGCAATCCGATCAACGCGGTTCTACGGGTAGTGAATCCGGTGAACACTGGGTTTTCGGTGTTGGTTGAGGATACGAACAACACGATTGGGGTTGGGACTTCATTTTATTGGCAAGCGATGGGATTCGGCTGATGGCAGGACTACTAGTACCGCCGCAACTCCAGTTTATGCTGGCCAACGGCTCTCCGGCGGCGGGAGGACAGCTATTTTGCTTCCAGCCTGGGACGACGGTGCCGAAGAACACGTTTCAGACGGCGGATGAGTCGATTCTCAACGAGAATCCGATCATTTTGGACGTTCGCGGGGCATGTACGGTCTTTGGTGACGGGGATTATCGGCTGATCTTGAATGATTCGGCTGGGAATCAGGTGTTTGACACTTTGGCCTCTGAGCCATTACCGGTGAATACCATTTCTGGGGTGATGTTACCGGTCGTGGGTGCTCTGAGTTTGCAGCAGGCCCGTGATTTAATGGGTGTAACAGACGCGATTCAGGCGGCTGTTGGTGCGATCGCGCTGATGCCAGGACCTTCTGGACCGGCCGGTCCCCAAGGACCGGTTGGACCGGTTGGACCGCAGGGTTCGGCGGGAGCTTCGGCGGCGAACTCGACGGCTCTATCGCTGACCAATCCTGGATGGTGGATCGACAACAATACTGGGTTTCTCCTTCAGTTCGGTTTTGCGGGTACGGATGCGAGTGGGCATGCCACGGTGGGATTTGCGCGTGGCTATAGCTCCTCGGTAATTGCGGTATTAGCGACTTCGGCAACGGCGTGGGCGAATGTCTCGGGGATCACCAATGGTGGGTTTGCGGTGAACACCAAATCGCCGTTAGCGACTGGGAACTGGGACTTCGGTCCGATCGGCTTTTGGTGGGTTGCACTGGGTAAATAGGTCACTTGGAGGCATCCATGATCTCATTGCTCATCAGCTTACTGGTATTCTTGATCGTAGCTGGCATTATCTACTACATCATCACCCTGATCCCCCTGCCACCGCCATTCCCTTTGATTATCCAGCTTGTCTTCGCGGTCATCTGCTTGCTTGTAGTGCTGGGCTATCTTCTACCCCTGGCGGGCGTGGGGTGGTATGGCAACAACTACCATCATCTATCTTGACCATGTCTGTGCTCTTAGTCATTCCTGCCCTCGTGCTGCTCGTGTTGCTGTGGCTGATGGCTGGAGCGATCGCTATGCGATAGGAAGCACGTTCCTGAGCCGTAAATAGCTGATGCCTTCGTTACGGAGTTGCGCATGAACCCAATGACAGACAATCCCCTCCTTGGCGGCTTCGCCAATTACGGCAATCCCTTGGGGCTGTACCGCAATCAGGCTGGCACGTACGCCACGCCGACAGGTCAAGCGTATGGCTCGGGCACGGGTTGGGCATCGATTGGCGGAGGACAACAGCAGATGTGGGGTGACTTCTTGAGTTATCTCAAACAGCAAGTTCCGGGTCTCGGTGGCTTCCTGAGCAATATGCCGGGAGCGGATACCCAAAGTTCATCTGCCACGGCCAGTTCACAATTACCGGCCTGGACCCAGGCATCCAATCCGGCGCAAGCGACTCAGATGTGGTCGGATGAGCGCAATCGCGCGGTGTATGGTGATCCGTCGCAATGGGGAGTGTTAGCTTCGCGGGGCTTCCCGATGTATAACGATCCGCGTGTTCAGCAGGACTTCGCCGCGAATACGTTTGGGATCGCCCCTCAGCAGTTCTCTGCCATGCAGTCTAATCCATGGGGGAGTGGTTGGACGCCACAGAACTATGCCTGGAACCAGCCATGGTCTCCCCAGTCATCGGGAACTGGCTAATTACGTCGCTGCCTGAGGTGGGGTTGCGGCGCCGACTCCGATGTTCACTTTAACTGGCATACTCGGCACAACGACGAAATCGGTGAATTGGGTGATGGGACTTGCCGTGCTGCTAGGATCGACATCAGCGGTGACTGTCACCTGAGCGGTGCCTTGCGACAGAGCCAACGCGGTACAGCCATAGCCTGAAGCATCTGGCAGGACACTAACCACGGTATTGTCGCTGGACACCCACACGACCTGTGAGGCGAGGGGTGCTGGATTAGCGGCGGCATCGAGGAATGTCGCGGTCAACGGGATAGACCAGTTCACTGTCAATAAGATAGCCATCTTTGATCTCCTTACAACGGGTTGATGACGGGGGTGGCGTCGTCGTCACCATCATCGGGATGATCTGGCTTCACTGGATGATCTGGCTTTACTGGGTGGTCTAGCGGATCATGATGCACGTGATCGGGGTGTGGATGATCTGGGTGATCTGGATGGCTGGGATGGGGATGGTCACTCATGGGTCAAACTCCGGCTGACGATGTATTTACCTTAACAGAGAGTGTTTCATAAAGATGAGGATAATCTCGTCCGGACATCTCGTCCGGCACCATGCGGCGAAAGCCGCAGGGCCGCAGGGCAAACCGCGAAGCGGCTTGTCCTGCAACCATGCTCTCTGTGTGTCAGATCGTTGGAGTTGAACGTGACCAGAAGTATTTAGCTTTAGCAGGTTGCTTGGCTTAAATAGTCAAAAGGAGTTATTTCATGAGTGTTTATGATCCGGTCACCGCGCGTGGCTACACTTTTGATGGCACAATTACGACTGGTGGCATCGCGCAATACTTGTGGGGTGGATTATTGGCGCAGAATGGTTGGGCTGTCTACAATCCGAGTTCTACTGATGAGTTGTGGGCGTCGTCATCGACCACTGCGGCGCCGAATGCTCCTGGATCAGTCCGCATAGCTCCATTGGGTGGATACGAGACTCCTGCTGGTTACCGACCATACGGCGCTGTGAGCGTTTATGGTGCCAAGACTGGACAACCGATTACTGCGAGGGGATGGTAACATGCCGATATATGGAGGAGGCGATGGGGGATCGATTGGTCCCACAGGTCCGACTGGACCGTCCGGCGGACCTACAGGTCCAACTGGTGCTCCTGGTCCTAACGGGGCCATAGGACCGACAGGTCCACAAGGTTTAGTTGGTGCTGATGGAGCACTTGGCCCCACAGGTCCGCAAGGTTTAGCGGGACCTCCAGGTAGCATCGGTCCTGCTGGAGTAACTGGCCCTACTGGGGCTGGTGTTGCAGGTCCAACGGGCGCTCCGGGTGCGGATTCTATCGTTCCTGGTCCAACCGGACCTCAAGGCTTGCAGGGTTTAACCGGAGCCACGGGACCGCAAGGGACTGCGTCGGTTGTTCCTGGACCAACCGGACCTCAAGGATTGCAGGGGGCGCAAGGCGCTGCCTCTGTCGTTCCTGGTCCAACCGGACCTCAGGGTTTAACCGGAGCTACGGGACCGCAAGGGACTGCGTCTGTTGTTCCTGGACCGACAGGACCTCAGGGTTTAACCGGAGCTACGGGACCGCAAGGGACTGCGTCTGTTGTTCCTGGACCGACAGGACCTCAGGGGTTGCAGGGCGTTGTTGGGGCTACTGGACCTACGGGTCCGGCGGGTAGTGGTGGGGGAGGGGGTGTCAACACAGCCAACGCCAACACTGTAGCGGGTCTCGGTGCTGGTACGCTGTTAACGGGCAACAACTTCGCGACGGTGTACGGCAATTCGGCGCTTGCCAACAGCGTGAGTGATACGGCTAACACAGCATTCGGCTCCAGCGCTGGTCAGAACATCAAATCGAGTTACAACACGGCGTTCGGTTATCAAGCGGTGGCGGGTAGCGGCAGTTACCTCACTGGAAATTATAACTCCGGATTCGGCGTCAATACGCTCTCTTCCTTGAGTACTGGCGTATCCAACACGGGATTAGGCTATGCCGCTGGAATGAACTTGACTACTGGCGCGAATAATACGATTGGCGGGCACAGTGCTGGTTCGACACTAACGGCTGCGAGTGGGCAGACTCTATTTGGCTTCGAGGTATTGCTCCGTGCGGCTGGACCGCAAGCCAACACCTTGATCGGCTACCGAGCTTCGCGCGATTGGGCGGGGGACTTCAACACGGCGGTCGGCTATCAAGCTCTGACTGTAACAGCAGATAATGCTACCATGCCGACTGGCGGCAATAATGTAGCTATAGGCTATCAAGCACTCTACAACACAGCAGCGACTGGAAACTGCACCCTAAATGTCGCCATCGGTGCTAATGCAATGTCACCCGGCGGCGGAGCGGGGTTCAATAGCAACATAGCAATTGGGTGTAGCGCTATGGGTACGCTGAGTGGATTCACAGGTAACAGCAACATTGCCATCGGGAATTCTGCGTTGAGGTACGCAAAAACCGGATGCGGGAGCAACATCGTCCTCGGTAATTCGCTGACCTCTAGCACGGCGGGATTCACGGGAACATCGAACTTGATTCTCGGCCATAACATAGCCATGAACAGTGTGGCCATGAGCTTCAGTAGCAACATCTTTATCGGGAGCAGCATAGCCGTAAACTCGACGCCCACAGGCATAGGAAATAATATCGCTCTAGGATCACAGGCGCTGTACGGCGTAACGTCTGGAGCGAAGAATCTGATATGCGGCGGAAACGCGGGTCTCAATGTCACGACCGGTTCGAATAACGTTATCCTGACCAGTTTCTATGGCGGCAAAACGCTCACGACTGGCTCCAACAACATCATCATCAGTGCTGGTGATGGCACTACTACAAACTTCGTCGATGTTGCGACTGCTGCGGAAAGCGGTTCGCTGCGGATTGGAGCCAACTCAACAGTCAATGTCATCCGAGCCACTGGGATCAACACAACCACACCAGCCTTTTATCTTGATTGGCTCCCAGCAACGACTAGCTATGCTGATGATCCGACTGCGGCTGCGGGTGGCGTTGCCGTGGGTCAATTGTACCGCTTTGGCAGTCAAGTGATGATCCGAGTCGTCTAGTTTGATGGGGTGATGGACGTATGTTTCATGCGTCTACGATCCGCCACATGTCCTGAACGGGATATCAACTGTACCGGGGTCTCCCCGGTCACCATGTGCGTCCATCAGACGTATTTACTTGCGTGCCAAGGCTTCGGTGCAAGAGGAGACGATGGTGGTGACACCCTTGATGCGTTCGATCGCGGCATCATGGATGAACCACGTGAATGCCAACAGGAACACCGTGTTGATCAGCAACAGCCCGAGGAACTGAGCCGGCAGACTACTGCTGATCTTGATCGCAACATCTTTGACATCTTCGGAGATCGTCATTGAGCTATTTAAGCTCGGGGTCTGGCAACCCGTGGAGCCGTCTGAGCCGCTTGATCTTGTGCTCCAGGGCGTCATTCACGCGTCTCAGGTCCTCGACGAAGCGCCGGAGGGTGCATAGGCAGTCGGGACCATAGATACAGTCGCCGTTCGATAAGATATGGGGGCATTCGCCGTTCTCATCCTGCCGTAACACACCGCGCCTACGTTTGCTTGCCCTGCCACATCCTGCCTGCCTTGCCCATCCACCCATACCTAGGCGTGCCGTACCGACGGCTTAGCTACCGGACCAAATGAGTGATGTCAACTGGATAAATGACTTAAGGCAGAGCGTGGCGTGCGGTCGGAGGATGTCTCCGACGGTCATTTGGTTCCTTGATCCTTTCGGGTCCAGATAGGTTGTGGATCACACGCTCTGCTTGCAGTTACACAGCGATCCACCAGTTGTCCGGTGACATTTGCAATGGATTCCGTGTGGGTTGTTTGATACGGAACTGCTGGTCACGGGGGATGCGCTGATGTTCTGGCCAGTTCTTCGGTATCCACTTGGGACGGTGTTCTGGCCAATCACCAGATTGCAGTGCCTGAATGCGTAGACGATTACGCCGCATCTCTTTGGCTAGACGGATCACCGCATACGCCTTGATGCCAGGGGGTGGTTTCATCAGCATGGATTGCAGGCTCAAATGCAGACGTAATGCCTTATCGAGCGTCCAATCTTCGCCATCGGCGGCATACTGCGCCGAACATGGATAGGCGAGAGGTCCACAGAACCCAATGGGAGTAGATTGCTGAATTAGCTCAACCCACGGTTTCATGTGATTGCCCCTGGCTGAGATCGGCGTACCAGTGGTGTATAGACCTGCTGAGGGCGCATCATACGATTGTTCCGAAGTTCGCGTGCAGCGGCAACATACTCCAGAACGCGATAGCCATCAGCAACCAGAATGCTTTGAAGCCGCAAGGCCGCTATCTCCATGTCGTGATCCAGTGCTCCGCCCTCAAGTGCCTCGCGAACCTCGGGGGTGATCTCAACGGCTTCGTCAAACAAACGTCGCATTTCGCCTCCGGGTTAACCACGCATGAATACGTCGCTTCTCGGCGAGTATTCTCATCACAAGCTCAGGGTCGTCAATCGGTTGCTTCTCAAGCTGTTCAAGTCGCGCCAGGGCGGTCTCAAACGCCTCCTGTGTGTCAATGACTGGCGGCTTCAGGTGTCGAGCATCGGCAAACAGTTTGCGCATCTCCACTTCCTGCTCTTGCGGATCATACCCAGTCAACCAATCATCGATGACAACACCGTGAGCGTGCAAGGCAGAAACCATGAACTATGTCAAGAGAGAACATATCGAGAACTCAAGTTGGCACGGACAATAATCGTGCCAACTTCTATTCCGATAACGCAACATCCGATAGATCGGTATCGGGTTCGGAAGACTCGAAATCGACCGAAGCGAAAGACGATC